AAGTCTTCTTCTGCTTCTTCTGTAGCAAAATCTTCAAACAATGTAGCATTAAAACTTCTTAATATACCCTTATATTGTCTTGCATAATTATTACCTACATCTTCCCAAAATCCTAAGTCAGGTGCAGTAGATATGCCCTGATTTCTACTATAATATGGAATTGGTTGTGGCATTTACTTTAATAACTGTCCTGTTACATCTTGAGTTGCTGTAAAACTTTTAAAGAATTTAACTAAAGCATTTTCATCTTTATTTAATTCTTTAGCTAATCTTTTTTCACCTCTTATTCTTCGTATTCTTTGTTTTCTTAACTCTTCTATTCTAGCAAGATATTTTACTCTATTTTCATCATTAAGTTTTTTCATATAACCATTTGTAGTAATAGCAATAATATCACCATCTTGTTTTAGTAACTGTGATTGCCCATCACTTGACACCACCATATATTCTGCTGTACTTAACGTACCTGATCTTTTAGTTGGAAATAAAAATATATTTTCACCTAACTTATAATCTTTACCATCACCCATAATTTTTTTAACATGATTATTAACATATAATTTAAACCCATCAAATACTTCACCAGTACCAAAAAATCTTTCAGGTGCAAATCTACTTCTTAAATATTTTGTACCCATGCCAAAAGTATAAAAAGCTGATTCACCAGTTTGTTGTGACTCACTAAATATTACTGATGACTCTACATATAAAGCATTATAAGTATTTTTTAATACTTCTTTTAGTGTTGATTCATCTGTATTATCAATAGCTAATTCTTTTTTTGCTACCATTTTCATATATAAAATAGACTCAGGATTAAAGTCTGCACCACTACCAAACAATCCTTCATCAATATATTTTCTCATTAATGAGTTAACACTTGCTTCTACTCCAAACTTTGTAAAATCAGAATCAATAATTGATAAGTTTTTCTTTTGCATAACTTCTCGACCTGCAGCATCTATATCAGTTGACTGTATATCTTTTAAAATACCTGCAACATTTTCTTCACCATACAAACCTATTCTTGTTGTTAATGATAACCATTGCTCAAATGTTCCATTACCAATAGTATCTCTAAATGATTGATTACTTATATTGCCACCAATACCAAAAGATGTGTAAAAATTTTTAAATAAATCAACTTGTTTTATTAATTCAGGTAATGCTTTATCACCTTCTTTTTGAACCTTAGTTAAAAACTGTGGTAAATTTTGAAACAAATCTTTTACTTTTCTTGATAGACCATTATGTTTTAATAAATCAGATAAACCTTGTTGTGTAGATGATATTCTATAAATATCATTATTAGTTAATGGCTGACCATTATTATATTTTTTTGAAAGATAAGAATCCATTTTCTTTTCATCATCACCACTAAATTTTATTATATCATTACCATCAAATCTTCTAGCAAACTCAATATCTTTATTTTTCTTTCCTATAAGTGTTAATCTTCCATTAACTGCTGTTCCAAACTGGTTTATTCTTTGCACAATATAATCTCTATTTGTTCTTGATATTTTATCAAAATCT